CTCGCCTGTCTCGCTGCACCTTGTGTGTGGCAGGCTTCGTCGCCGTTCCCGTTGGGCTTGCTCAATTGAGGACGGCTTGCACTTGCGGCGAGGTGCGTTGGGTTATCTAGTGAGAGGGCGGTGGACACCAGACCTCCCCTCTGCTGACAACTCCTCGGACCTCAACCTGGTGCTGTCTCATTTTGAGGACGGTGCAAGACTCCTTGGTGGTGGAGTCGTCCATGATGACAAAGGAGCTGATGTGGGCTATTACCACATAGAGCTTTCGGACGGTTCTAGGGAAGTGGTCTTTCCTGAGCTCCTTAGTCGTCTTTCTGGTTACTCTCTGCTCCGACAGAGAGACGCCATTCTTGTTTCTGCTCTAAGGCTTCGCGCCTTGGACTGGGTCAAGAAGAAGGGTCTTTCTCAGGACCTTTCCTTCATCGTTGTGACCAGTGCGATGAGGTTGGCGTTGGAGATCCCTGAGGCCGAGGCGGCGTTGTGTCGCACCTTGGAGGATCTCGGGCCACAATCACCTCGTTGGTGGCACCGGGCCTAGGCCCGTGTGTGGACCTGCTCTGGGCAATGCGTTGGAAACATTGCCCCTCAGTTGAGAGCTGATGCTACGTTGGTGGCGAGCAGGGAAATGGTCGATGACCATCACCAACGGAAAATGAGGGTAGCGCACACTACTGGACTGGAGGCGACTTGGGTCCCAGGTGTGCATGCTAAGTGCTCTCACAACGAGCGTGCTGCTTTACTGTGGCGCGTCTTGGGTCCCTTGCCCTGGCCGGATGATAGACCTGTGGGGCCTCAGTTTGTTGAAGTGTTTAGATCACTCAGACTGTTGGCTGGTCGGTATTGCGGTTATAAATGGGACCTCCTGGAAACGGCGCAATCTTATACAGGTGCAATGCGTCGCAGGTATCTTGAAGCAGAGAGGTCGTTGCGCGTTGATGGGCCATTGACACGCGCTGATTGGACTCTTAGCGCCTTTCTGAAAGCTGACAAGATCAATCTCAAGAAGTTCCACAAACCTAGGATGATATTTCCGCGTTCTCCTAGGTTTAATCTTGAGTTGGCTAGTCGGTTGAAACCATTTGAGCATTGGCTGTGGGGGAGACTCACGCTCAATTGGTTCTTCAAGAGCCGTGAACCTACTTGGTTACGAGGTCACGTAGCCAAGTATGGTTCAACCAGGGTTGTGGCTAAGGGCCTTTCTCCTCGAGCTAGGGCGAACCTAATCGTCCGCAAGTTCAACTCGTTCGAGGGCTGTGCGGTGTTTGAGGCTGACGGCAAGGCTTTTGAGGCTCATGTCAGTTCGAGGCAGTTGAAAGAGGAGCATTCTGTCTATACTGCGGCCTATCCAAAGGACCGTGGGTTGAGGCGTTTGCTGTCCAAACAGTTGTTGCTGACTGGTAGGACCACTCTTGGTTGGAAGTTTT